TACCTTTATACTATATCCGCAATTGGAGGATCCATCCAGATTTGAACTGGAATCCCATGGGTTAAAAGGCCAGTGCTTTACCTATTAAGCTATGGATCCATAATTGGCTCCGGATGAGGGAATCGAACCCACCTAACCAGTGATTAACAGTCACGCCCATGCACCTTGCTCGGGTTTTCCGGAATAAACTTACTAATAAAATTGGAGGGGTCGATGGGACTTGAACCCACATAAAGCGGTTTTGCAGACCGTGCCGTAGCCAATTCCGACGCACGACCCCTCAATTGCCCTATTCACAATGTCAAACAGCCTAGTTAGGCAATCTTATACTCCTTATACTTGCGCTGAATGGAAACAGTTCCATGCGCCTTTAAGCGAGTATAGTCCTTGAATGCCGAACCATCTTTATCGTGGTACTCTTTACGATAGTTAACCTTACCATTACGGTCAGAGGCTTCTACTATCCAAAAGTAATCTCGTTTTACGGTTTCGTCTTTCATCCGTTCTCTCTCAATCAATCGTTCGCATACTATATAGGCGCCGGAACATAAAGTCAACCACTTTTTTTGCGACATTTTGACGCATCCTTATTCTATTGACTTTATAGACTGTTTACATTCTTGGTAGGGGCGGTAGGAATCGAACCTACTCGTCAGACCGTTATGAGCGGTCGGCCTTCCCATTTGGCTACACCCCCGTAAATGGCGATCCCAGAAGGACTCGAACCTTCAACCCCCTGCTTAGAAGGCAGGTGCTCTTTCCTGTTGAGCTATGGAATCATTTCTTGATTGTCTGACTATTATATAGGCGCCAAAACGGAAAGTCAAGCAAATTCTGCTTCGAATGCCTCATTAATATTCACAAAAGGAGTTTTCCGTAGCATAAAGGCGGGTGTGAATCCAGCAAATGCTTTCCCTTTTTCCATTTCCCATGCCGTTCTGGCGGCATCTTCCTCGAAAAAGAAGGAATCGATAATCTGTTCCGTGGCCGTCTCATAGACATGCCATAGAAGGTAATCATCTTTATTAAATTCTGGATAATATGTGTATAGTTTCTTCATACCTTCAACCCCTTGAACTTGCTTTTGCCGCCATCAAACTTTCTTGGAATCGGATCAGGTTCTTCCTGTCCGGAGTCCGCCAAGTCCTGTGCTGATTGTTCTACATCATACAACTTCATTTTGCTTTTGTCAATACCAATCACAAATCTTTTATTCTGTGAAGGATCGTTATAACGGTTCTTCAACTGCTTGACCTGAACCTGCTTTAACTGTTCCATTGTCTCATTGGTGATAAGTGCCAAGAACAAGTCGGCAGTTGCCGGTAGACCAAAGGACTCGGAGGTATCGGTCATATCTGGATCAGATGAACCATAACCACCTCTGGTTAACTGTGTGGCAGACCAAAGCGGCACATTGAACTCAACCGCAAGGCCTCTAAGTTCCTCGGCAATGGCCTTGATGTATGTATAACTATTGGCAACACCTGGTTTAATCCTGGAAGAAGAACAGATGTTAAGATAGTCAATCATGATAACATCGGGCACAAAGTTCTTTTTCAGATTCAACTCATTAAGCAAAGACCTGAAATGGTTAGTGGATGCCGAGGAGGTTGGATACTCTTTGACAATCAACTTACCATGTGTAGTCTCTTTTAGTTTTTCAATCTTCTTCTGATATAAGTCCTTAGGCATAAGCATAAGGTCGTCAAAGGTTGTATTGAGAAGGTTGGCATCGATACGTTTCGACACCTCTTCCTCGGCCAGTTCTAGAGTTATGTAAAGAACATTCTTCCCTTGAGCGAGATAACTGCTAGTAAGATGACAAAGAAAAAGAGATTTACCGACGCCGACACCAGCCATAACAACGTTAAGTGTTTTCTTCGGGACTCCATTCTTGGTAATCTTGTTAAAGAAGTCAAGATCAAATGCAAGTTTTTCCTGAACCCGGTGATAATACTCATATCGATCCTCAAACTGTTCTAGATAATCGTGACCAACGTTCGGATCAAAAGATATACCCAAAGCATCAGACAAGAGAGTAGGTATAGCGCCTTTATCAAGTTTGCCTTTTCCATTCATAATCTCCAATGATGATGTGATTGCGTTATAGATGGCCTTTTCCTGACAGAACTTTTCTGTGGATTCCACAATCCAGTTCTGGTTGGTAGGTTCATCATCAACTCTGAGGTCTTTAAGTGTTTGCTGTATATTCTTGACCGCATCATCCGACGCTCCTCGGATATTGTCAATTTCAATCTCCAAGGCATCGAATGTCGGTTGTTGATTATACTTGAGGATGAAGCCGGCCACTTCTTTGAAAAGCAGCCGGTCTTCCGTATTAGAAAAGTATTCGTCTTTTAGAAATGGTAGGACTTTTCTGGTGTATTCCTCACTCCGAATCAGGTTCTTTAGTATTGTCTGTTCTAGTCTCACTCGCACCTTCCGCTTCTGACGCATCCAATAGTAGGCCATTGAGGATTAGGCCTAGCATCATATTAAACTTCTCATTCTTCCTTAGAGTTACCATAGACAGATCATTTGTCTTGATTATCTCATAGTCATAAGCAATCCGAGGAATGTCATCCTCACCCACTTTAAACTTTACTGTGGTGTAACGATACACTATTCCAGCGAAGGGGTCAAGTGTTATTTCAATTGGTACCGTAGTACCTTCTTCTTTAGAATTAAACAAATCATCTCTAAACTTATAATCAATTCCTAATTCCATATTATTCACCTTTACAGATTGGATAGTTCACCGAATATATTACCAATGGCACTGGCAGTATCGATGGCGGCCTTGACCTCTGGATCAACTCCAGCAATCTCCGATATCTGATTTGCTATATTGGCAGCAGTATGTATGTCTGTCTGAATACTATTGTTGCTCATTTTCTTCTCCGTCCGTAAGATTAGTTTTTCCATACATAAACTCTGCCTGGCAGAACTCATCAATTACATCAAGAATATCCTTATCGAAATACTTTTCCGGATCCTTTTCAATCTGACTTTCAAAGGCCTTGCTACCATCAGGTAACTCAACACGAGTAGATACCTTCTTGAATACACCAAACTTGATGGCAAGATCCAATAGACCATAATACTTATCAAGGCCCTTGGAATAGTTTAGTCGGGTCTCAACCTTCTTGTTCTCAATAGTCATACGGGACTTTTTCAGCAATGCGGTGATGATGGCACCGGAGATTTCACCGTCCTTATCTTTATCCTTCTTCTTAGATAGGAAGATAATGGTTGATGCTGCGTATTCTAGACCAGAACCGCCGCCCATCTTCTTCATTGGTACATATGAACCAACAACATCATAGACATGGTTAGTGACGATTAGAGGAACATGGGCCTTACCAAGTTTCAATGTAAGAACACGGAAGGCACCACGAACCAACTGGGCACGGGTCATATCACGAGTATCTTTACCGTCGGCAATGTCCTGCATCTCTTTTTCGGTAGATAGATTACCAAGAGAATCCAATACGAATAGCATTGGTGGTTTCTCTTTCTGCTCCAGATACTTGTCGAGGATCTTTACCGCCTGCGTTCTAAACTCTTGAACAGTAGCAACAGGAACAATAGCAACCCGCTTAGTGTCAATACCACGGTCAGAAAGAAACTGCTTGCTAATAGCAGATTCGGATTCAAAGTAGAAAACAAATCCATTCTGGTTATCCTCCAAAAACTGCTTAACCACATTCATAGCATAGAAGGTCTTACCAACAGAAGGTTCACCAGCAAATGCGGTTACCTTGTTCTGTGGAAGACCACCATAGATAGACCCTGATAGAAGGGCGTTCATGGCATAGTTACCGGTACCAATATAACCGGACACATCGCCGGCTGCTACACCATCATCAACAATACCGGCATACTCGTTGTCGGCCTCGGCCAACAACTGATTAAAAATGTCTGACATAAGTTTCTCCTTGTTGTCAGGTCACCTAACAATCTCGTTACGCAACCTCTTTAAAGTGTTTTTGTAGTTCTGGTGATAGTTTCTTGAGAAGATCACCACCTACACCGACCCGAATGATCTGGGCCAGTTCTACCACATTATTAGTGGTAATGGACTCATCTGGTACAAACTCGTATAAACGGGCAGGGGAATGTTTATACTTTTCGTCTTTCTTTTTAGTCATGCGAAGAAGTCCTCCAGACTTGATGTTTTCTCGGTCTTCCAACCAATGGAATCCAAGATGATTTTGAGAGGGTCAAGGAATGCCTTGTCGAATTGTGTATTATAGTCTATATATTTATCTAAGTCAAACTCCTCTGGGATACCTCCCTGTGGGAAGGATATGATGTTGGATTGGATATGGTTCGGTTCTTTCAGGTAAATGAACTTGATCTTTTCTCCGTTTTGGATTACTGGATACTTAGAAGTAAGGTCATTGTTAGATAGAAAGTTGTTATAAAGCAAAGCACCACGAACATGGATAGGGGTACCGGATGCATATACAGTTTTTCGGTCTGCGTATTTAACCAGCCCGTTAATCCCTCTTGGGAAGGAAATGTCCGAGAGAGGTAGTGTTCTAAACTCGTTCCGATAGTCCTCGATAAAGCGGTAAATTGCATCTTCATTCTGGTTAAGAATAACATCAATACTCTCTTTCAGTTTGTCACGACAGGACGACGGTGTTGAGGACTTGATCATTTCAAGTCCTTTGACTTTCACCTTAGGTTGAGCATACTGCACACCTTCGGAGTTATGGACGTTTAGAATATAACGCTTCTTACCAGTCCAAATGGCCTTATCGCACAAGACCTCACGCTTCATTACAATCTTTTGTTGGAACACATTGATATATTCTCCTAGATCGTCAAAGGCCTTATCGATGACAGGTTGAATAGCAGTCTCACATGCCTTGTCCATGAAGGCGATTGCCTTAGTAGTTTCAGGCGATTTCCCCATAACACTGACAACCAATCCATTGAGGTTGAGATATACCGAGTCCGTATCAATAGCAATAACGTAATCATCGTTTGCCTTTAGTACCTTGTTAAGATATTGATTGATACGCTTCTCGACCCACCGTATGGAAAGTTGGCCAGTAGCCGTGACCGCAATCGCTTGACGTAGATCGAAGAACCTAAAGTATTTCGACCCCATAGCGCCGTAGAGGGAGTTAAGAGATACTTTCTTCGAGAGTTGCAGGTTGTTGTACCTCGCAATCTTGTTTTTAAGTTCTTTCTTCTTCGCTGGGTCTGTTTCATTCTCGTAGGCCGTTTCAGCATTGAGCATTTCCTTCTTATACTTTTTACGGTCAGCAAACATCTTCTCAACCATGGCAGGCATGAAACCCTGCTTGTCACGACGGAAGAACTGACCATTGGCAGTTAAGGTAACGTTATCATCATGTAGTGGTGAGGTATCAATAGCACCGGCCAAGAGACGGTCGATATCCACAGACTGATCAAGAACAGAACGCATAGAATCAGAATAGGATTCAGGTTCAACAATAGTCTCAGGACTGATGTTAGAACCCATGATAACAGAAGGATACTCACTATTAACATCATAAGATGCCACATAATGATAATAACCGGGTATAGGAGGTTTAACGTAAGCACCTGGATATTTCTCCTTCTTCTCGTTTCGCACGATTGGTGGAACAACCTTGTTCAAGGCCTTCAAATGGTGGAAACAGATAACGTCCCACATACGGACTTGAGCGAACACGTCCTCAAAGTTACACTTATTGTCATAGGATAAGGTAAGTGCCAACTCAATCAACTTATTCTTCTCATCGATACGATCAACGAGGTCAACGTCCTTGATGTTATAGTCGATGAACTTTTGATAGTCCTCCTTATACAGATTATGGAGCGAACCATATTCTTCATAGGACAACTTACGTTCACCAAGTTCCTCGTGACCGATATTATCCAACTTATAGGACTCTTGAGACTTACCGTTTGGTGCATATCGCTGATATAGATCAAGCATATCCAAGGTAGCAATACCAAGGAATGAATAAGAGTTGATCACACGGTTCATACCGAGGTCAACTTGCTTGTTGTTGATAACACCCCAAGGAGATAGTTTCTTGGCCTCGGATTCACCAGCAACCTTGGTGATACGGTTCACCAGATATGGAATATCGAAGTTCTGGACGTTCCAACCAGTAATGATATCAGGATACTCGGACTGCCACCATCCAACAAACTTCTTGATTAGATCCAACTCATTAGCACACTTGAAATAGGTAACCGAGTCATTGATGTTGTTATAATCGCCACAACCAAATGTGGTGAACTGTCCGTCCAT